TTCGAGTTCTTTTTACTGTTTTAACCATTTCGTACCTTCTAAGTTCATATCTGCATATTCCCTTCTGTAAAATCTTTTCACACCAGGACGTTCCTTACCTGCAAATATTATAATATCATTTTCCCAATCTATTTCTACATTGGCTCGATAGTCATTCACAGGATGTATAAAGTCCGGCTCACCCCAGATCTTTACAGCGGAGTTATATTCTTCTCCTCTGAATCCTATAAACTGTACTATCTTTCCATCTTTCATTTTATGCAATGTCCTTTAAATCTAAATTGAACTCTTTAGTTTCGAATCTTTCGATTCTTTCAACTGGTATCTTATATTTTTTGCAATCCTTAATTGCATCTTTTACTGATTCATTTTCAGTTCTACCTAGACCGCCGATCCAACCTTCCTTACGTCTGCCTAATTGTGGGGTATAATATACGTAGTAAGCTTTGGTTGTATATCTTTTAAATTTCATTATGACATTCTCCTTTCTTCAAGCATTTCTTCCATTACAAAGTATTGAGCATCTGCTACATTCGAACCTTCTTCTTTGATGAACTCTTCGACTCTTCTGTCATACTCATCTGACCATTTAATATCTTCTCTGATATCTTGTTCTTCGAACCATTCGTTTGAAATCATTATTTGACTCCTTTAACTTTTTTGATTATAAGTTTTCCACCGTTGATTTTTTCAAGTCTTTTAACTTCTTCTTTATCGATGAAGGTCCAGTACTCAATTTCCCCGTCCGGGTAAGTGACTTGGTAGTAAGTTTGTTTCATAGTTTCTACTCCTTATTTAGTTACTATATAGTTTTATCGTATCATAGAAAAAAAGTAATGTAAACAAAAAAATACGCATCATATGAAAATAATGCGTTAGTGTGATATAAATGTCACAGTATACTAGGTACCGGTTCCAAAGATATAACTTTGATATTTCCCAACGAAGTCTTTAAATACATCTATATAAACATGCATATTGTCACCCTGTGACTCCCAGCATATTATATTCGTATCTATATTAGAAGGTTTTGAAAAGACGGTAAATTCACCAGATTTGGTATTGAACATCATCATAAACGTAGTATCATTAGTAATATCTTCCCATTTAAATAGTGGTTTCTGTCCTAGGACATCGTGTGAAAAGTTCATAGCGCTTTCCAGATCTTCACATACTAACTCCTTGTTTATATAAGCCAGGGATTTAGGGTTCATCGTTTCATATGTTGTGCTGTTATCTTCGCCGAAAGATTTTCCAACTATCAGCACTGTTAATATGACAGTCAGTAATACTATCGATCCTATGTAAAAATCAAAGTTTCTCATGTGCTCAATCTTTCTTTTTGTTCGTTTAATATAGTCTTTATAACGTTTTCATCAACGCAGGATATTAGCTTAGGAGAATTTGACAATCCATACTCTTCAAATATCTTATAGTAAAGTATGTCGGTATTTTCTCTAGCAAATTCTTTACAATCATCGATGGAATAAAAGTGTGGGGTATGAAATACGAAATATTGTTCGTAACTTGACTTAGTGGAAGGATCTGTGTACATCACGCTCATTAGAGCTAATATAAAAAATTTCATAATGTTTATTTCAATTTAAAGTAAATTGTCTCCTCATCTGTTCTAGGATTAATTAAAGGCAAGTCCGGAACTCCAACTGTATTGGATTTTCCAACATATTCCCATTTATATCCTTCACTCATTTGTTGTCTAGAAGTATTAAAGAATTCTATATTTTCCCAGGTGAATAAACCTGCCATCATAACTATTGCAATCATTTCCAAATCTCCAAGGCGCAATCTTTTTCAAATTTACCTGATACAGCCTGCCTAGCCCATTCTAATTCTTGTATTAATCGGTTGTACCATTTTTGATCATGAGGATCTTTAGCTTTATCATGATCTTCTTTAAGTTGTAGTATTCTAGTATCTATATACTGACTCGTTATGTTATTCTTTCGGCGCATAAAAACAATTATCCTCGTAACTCCAAATTCGTTTTTCATAAACTGACGGTTTAAATATATGTGAATAGTCTTTTTTAAACTTATCTATTCTCATTTTAATCATTGATACTCGATCTTCTAGGTTCATTTCTTCTCCTTTGAAATGAAACCATTTCGGTAGCTATGGACTTAAACTAACTGCTACGAAACGTCGTGCACGACCAGGCTGGTTCCCCACCTTTAATCTTTCCACTTGAAGTGGTGATCAATTCTACATTTACCATAATATAGAATTCCTAGCCATACAGTAAATAGTATGCCGTCGATATAAGTAAGCTCATTCCAAGCTGTAGTAAAATCCATAATTTTTCTCCTTATTTCATAATATTAGTATTATTTATAATTATCATGCACGTGCAATTGAATAATTGCATAATGAATTATTTTCATAAGATCATTTCTATGATCTTCTCGGTTTCCTTTTTTACCATATCTTTGAGCATACTTAAGAATATTTCCTATACAGAATCCTGTACCATGTCCACTGTCCAATATGAATTCAGTAGCTTGAAATTTATTCTCCGAGTAGTGAGCTTTATATGTATCATCAATGTGATCTTTTATTAAGTGTATATTTTTATCTTCACTAAATTTATAATCGATCTTAGGAAGATCAATAACTTTTTTATCATTCTCAATTCTTTCAACGTCTTGTTTTACTAACATATCAAATAACCTCATTTTTTAGTATACCTTTAATCATTTCTGATTTAACATTTTCTTTATTCATAAATTTTATATCACAGTAACCACAAACTACATACCCTTCTTTAGGTACATTATAATAAACTCTAGGATGATCGTTATCACAATATACAGTTTCTTTATCTGTATATTTTATAGTGTTTGGATATATTGCGTCTGGATCATGTTTTTCCATTATCTAATTTTCCAAATATAAAATATGTGATTTCCTATCTTTGCAGTCTTGTGTTTGCTCTTAGCCCAGCCTGGCGTAACGTAGTCAGCATGATAGTGTGTAGCACCATGTGTTATATCTGCCCAATAACCAGATGCTATTTTAGTAGACATAGCTAAGACATAATTCCAAAGGTCTGCATCAATCTTTGGAATTTCATCTGACTTACCATCACAGTACCAGCTGAACTGACACCGATGTCTAACCGGATATTCTATTGAAGGATCTTTCCAAGAAGGTTTAGTAGGACCTTGTTCTACAACTTCACATGGAGTATCAGGAAATCTCTTATCCTTAACTCTATTCATCGTGACTTGTCCTACTGCTACCATACCACGAAATGGTTGGTTTCTAGCTTCCCAATAAATATTTTGTGCAATACACAATAATTGTTTATTATCATAGAACTCAGCACGAACTGATGTTACTAATGAAAAGATAATAAAAACTGATAATATAATTGATCTCATAACCTACTCCTCTGCTATAAGTTTATTCTATCACAGTTTAACAGCAATGTAAACAGTTTTTTCATTTAAAATGAAAATATTTTATTATTTATTAGGATTTTGTGGGTTTCCAGTATTCTGAGGCAGGAACCTTTATGAATCTTTTGTTTGTAGTATTCTTACTTGGATTAGGAACTGTAAGAATAACGTTCTTTAATTTTTGAAAAGCTTCAAACTGAGCATCTAATCTATCACCATAGGATCTTTCTCTTTTGACGAGTTTAGTCCATTTCTTAGATACATTCGGTCTTTCACCTTTTGATTTATACGAATCATTACTTGATCTTCTCTTTCCCATGTTTTACGCCTTGTCCTTTATATGCCTTTTCGTTTCAATGCAGTATATAGTTTTTACAGTATGTGCTGTAGGATACACTGATTTTCCATATTCTTTTAGAGCTTGTAAGTTATCATCAATATGATTTCCACACTCTTCAACTGTCTCAAAGTATAGTGGTTTTCCGTCCAACCATTTTATTTCAACTGAATCATTAGTAGGAGTGTCAATAGGATTGGCCCACCACATTACGATTGCTATAATAAAAACTTTACTCATATTTTCTTCTCCAATCGGCATAAGCCTGTAATAGTAAATTTTTTTCTAATTGTTTAGGATAGTTAAATGATAGTCCTTGTTCTTTCATAATTCTCTTGACCCACTTTGGATTGTTAATACAGTCTAAGTGGTATTTCTCAAAGAATGGTTTTTGTGGAATCTTTTCGTATGTTTCCATTATAGTTTAAAATCTTTGAACTTCTCACCTGCTTTAGTTTTATCAAAGACAGGCGTATCATCAACTAAGTTATCCTGTTCACTTTCTTCTATGTCAAACAATCTCATCTTGGACCTATCAACGCCTACCACAAATCTCTTGTTTTTTACAGGATCGTTATACCTGTTCTTTAACTGCTTTACTAGAAGCTGTCCCATATTTTCAAGTTCTTCTGTCGATATGATTGCAAACATGAGATCAGCAGTTGCAGGTAAACCGAAGCTTTCAGATGTATCTTCAAGACCGATATCAGAGTTGGTATATCCTGACCTTGTAGTTTGAGTGGCAGAAAATATTGGTACATCGAACTCAACGGCCAATCCTCTTAATTCTTCAGCTATAGTTTTTATATATGTGTATGAGTTTATCGCTCCACCCATGGATTTGACTCGAGATGATGCCATGATATTCAAGTAATCAACGAATATTATATCCGGATCAAAATCTTTCTTTAACTTGAGCTCGTTTATCAATGACCTCATGTGAGAAGTATTTGCTTGACCGGTCGGATATTCTTTAATGATAAGCTTACCTTGAGTTTTCCTAGCAAGATCTTGAACCTTAGATGAGAACATATCCTTAGATAGATTAGGAATTTGATCGATAGGAATATTCAACAGGTTAGCATCAATTCTTTCAGCTATTCTTTCTTCTGCCATTTCCAATGTTACATATAGAACATTATAACCTTGTACCAGAGCAGATCCTGCTACATGACACATGAATAATGACTTACCTACACCAGTACCGGCTAAGCATATATTTAAAGTCTTATTCGGTATACCACCTTTGGTTATCTTATTGAAGTATTCTAAATCAAAAGGTATTTTCTCTTCGTCGGCATGATAAAAATCAAACCTTTCGTTTATGTTTTCAATATAATCATGACCTACATTAGCATCAAAGCAAACTCCTAAAGCCTTTTGTAATATATTAGGTAAAGCACCCTTTGTTAAAGTTGAGTGTTTTCCATCTATTATCTGGATAGATTCCATTATGGCGTTATATACTGCTCGATCTTGACACCATTTTTCAGTTGAGTCCAGTAACCACTTTTCATCTATCTTTTCTTTACTGAAGAGATTTGGCAGTATTTCTATTGCGTGTTTATAATGTTCTTTACTGAAATTATCTGATTGGTCTACTTCAATTTTAAATGACTCAACCGTAGGAAGCTTATTGTACTTCCCGACAAATTTACCTGCTTCTTTAAATAGGATTCTATACACTCCTTCAAAATAATCAGGCTTTATGAAAGGTAGAACCTTCCTCATGAAACTTTCATCAGTCAATAAGTTTCTTAATATTATTTGTTCTAAATTTGTATTCAATTCTTAGTTCTTTCTGTTGTTACTACTGAACCATCTTGTAATCCTCTTGCTATAATCGAATTTAATATCTTACCGGCTTCTTCTTGTAATTCAGTATTTGTTTCATTTAATTCAGAATCAGGAGATTCAATAACTTTAAAATTAAAACTGAGATGACCTTCTTTTTCATTAGCTGCAAGATTTCCAAATCTTATAACTGTTTCAGTAAACTGTCCTACTAATATTCTAATATTCCAACCTACATCATTACCATCAACGGGTACTAATTCATAATCTATATTCTCTTCATATTCTTTCGGTGGTGACATATACTCTCCTGCAGTAGTAAACTTTAAATCTTTCATATTGAGAATTTTTTCTTTAAGTATTCCTTAAAATCAGTTTGGCTAAGTATAGGATCCCAGAATTCTTTGGTAAGGGTTTCATCGTATCTGACTCTCTTATCACTGTCTTTAATCGCATACCATCCAGGGGAAGGCTTATTACAATACCCAGCATCAATGGCAACATCGAGAAGGCCAGAATAATTTTGGACACCACCTTCCCAAGAAACGGTAATAGGTATTTTAGATTTTTCTTTAACATATCTTGATTTCTCCACATTAATTACAAAGTGATAGCCTTGAATGTCCTGTCCTTTTTTATCTTGTTGCCTACCTAAGATCCATATATTATCGGCTGAATAGTATATTCCTGTTCCACCCGAAACAACAGCCTTTGGAAAAAGACCTATTTCTTGATAGGTATGGTTGACGGCGATTAATGGTATATCTTTCATGTTTAAGTAAGGCGTGCACATTCTAAATAAACCTTTAAGCGCTTTAGCTCTTGACATATCGGCTACTGATTTTTCATTGATCGCATCTTCCAATTCTTTCTTTGACGCAAGATTACCGATCGAATCTATCATTATAACTACTTTATCTTTTCTATCCAACTGTTCTAGCTGACTGATTATATCAAATTTTAATTCTTCTACGTTTGTGACAGGTGTATGTAGAACTCTATTAGTATCAATATCAAAATTTTCAAAGTAGGATTGCGGTGAACCAAACTCTGAATCATAAAATAATAATACCGATTCATCATATTTTTTAAGATATGCACTCGCCATAATTAAACCGAATGATGTCTTGAAGTGTTTTGAAGGGCCGGCCAACACTGTTAGGCCTGGAGCCAATCCTCCATCCATTGAACCAGATAAAGCTACGTTTATCATAGGTACATCAGTTGGTACCATATCAGATTCAGTGAAGAATTTAGATTCTGCGAGTACTTGTGACTCTTTTATCTTTGAGTTAGTTTTTAGTTTATCCATTATTGACATTAATACATTCCTCCTGGTATAAGGTAAATATCAATTAAAACTGCGAGCAAACCTAGTGTTACTCCAATTATAATATTGTTTGTTAGTCTTTTTCTTTCCAAGGCAAATCTCCTTTTTAACATTATATCATAAATTCATCTAATTGTAAACCAGTTTTTTCATAGCTTACATTTCTTGATTTGTTACATTGAACTATAAATTCAGCATCTATTAATTGGTTATCTAGTCTTCCATCTACAAATTTTAAAACTTGATCCGCCATATCTGATGCTGTTCCTACTGGAACATTTTGGCATATATGGTTAATATTCTTCTTTCCTCCTTGCAGCTGGAAATCATCAGGTAAACCCATAATAGTTAAACATTCTCTAATAGTCAGAAACCTGTCTTCATCTGGATGTGTAAGTTCTAGTGGCATATGACCAACAAAGGCTCCTATATAGTCTTTAGGAATAGTAACTAGTCTTCTCATTATATTGTTGCCTTGTTCTAGTTTCTTATGAATTTCCATTGCTTTATCGGATTGTTTGATGTATCCGTTATCCATAAGCCATGATGAGACTCTATTGTATTTAACGCCATGTTCTTCAATGTAATCCATAGCATTCATCGTTTTCGTTAAACTTCTCTGGAACTCTTTATGCGTCATTCCACCGCACATTTCTTTTAGCACGAATTGATAGTAAGGATTATCGGTAGGAGTCTTTTCATTTGCTAAGACATTCATAGGATCATTTGGATTTCGAGTTACACTTCTTATCGTATCTTCAATCGGCTTATGCTTTCTTTTGAAGTAGTCAAATGGAGGTATCTTATCACCTTTCCAAAAGAAATAGAATGCTCTATCTCTTACCTGTCCTAATCCATGAAGAATAGATTTCGTTTTATATAGTGAAAAAGTATATCCGTATTTTTTTCCAATTTCCCGTAAATCTTTGACAACTGGTTCTCCCATCTTTGAAGCAAGTCTTGGTGCGTTTTCGCCCCAGAATACTTTAGGCTTGAGTGTACCCAAGACATGAGTGGCTGAAGTGCGCATCCAATCATTAGTAGAAGAATCAGAAGATGCTGAAGTATTGAGGCTAGACAAACCAGCACAAGGACACACGGTGTTAATAACATCGACAGAAGGAACGTCAGGTAACCTATCACTTCCAATAAGATGATAGGGAACTTCTCTTTTATAGTATTCCACAAGGTGATTATCATTTGCTTTAAAATCTTCATAGCTTAAAATATATTCAGGTTTTTTTCCAAAGACGTTTTGCATCGCAATAGTTTCTCCACCTATCAGTGGAACTATGCTAGCGTAAGTATGGTTCATGCTAAGTCCTCTGTTCTCCATCCTTTATCAACCTGAACATTTACTGCTCTAGCTCGTGGTAAGCAGTTAGGAGTAAGTATATCATTAACTACAACTCTACAGCCTTGTGATACTCCAAGTATTAGTTGATCATAGGGTATTAAGTTATCTTCTAGTATTTGTTCTGTAAATTTTCTAGCTCCTTCTTTCCTAGCAGACACTAAGATTATGGTATCTCCTCTTGAATCCAGTTCATCGAGTGTTTCCTTAACACCAGGAAGAAGTTTTGCAGAATTTTTAAGATTTGAATATCGATGAGCATGAGTAAATATTGTTCCATCCAAATCTATAAAGTATGTATTATTTTTCTTAGTATAATATTCTGAGATCATTCCTTTAAATAATGCAAGATCTTCAGGAGTTCCTGTCGACCAGTATTTACCTATACCGT